AGTATATCCACGCCAGTTATACTTCATAGCATATTTTTCGCACATCATGATATACATTCGGGCTAGTGTATTGGTAAGCTGCCCATGATCTTTGTTAAATGAACCAGACACTAAATCACCCTGCCAATGACTTTTACCAACACAGTAAAAGCTATTGTTATCATCAATCTTAAAATGTTGAAAGGGTGGGAAATTGACCTTAACATGAACCATATCATCTATTTCTCTTGCTGTAACTACACCCTCTAAATCTTCAAACAGTGAGTCAGATTCAATAATTTCAAGTTCAAAAATGTCTTTGGCTGTTTTCTTTTTAACAGTTTTTCGGGGTTGTTTTGGTGCAACTGGAATATGATCCCAACACATTACACGAAATACTAAGTCTGTGACAGGGATAGTAGCGGGGTCTATTTTTGTTCCCAGTTCTTGTCCTAACCTAACAGCACGATTTTCTTGTGCTTGTTGTATGATTTCTGGTTTAAAAGCATATTCTAAACTGGTATTAATGGGATCTTGTGGCATATCAACGATAAAATCATAACGATGATATTCAGGTAGTTCATAAAAACAGTAAGTGTTTTTACTTGCGTGGATCTCTTTGAGTATATCTTTGTTGTTAAGATAATTGATTGGTTTTTTGTATGGTATAGACATAGCTTCCTTATATAGTTTTTTACTATTATACAGCCTTGGGAACTGCAAATCAACCTATTATAGTTAAAAAAGGCGTATTTTTGAAACGATAAATATAATGAGAGTTAGTATTTATACATAGGATAAAAGCATTATGAGTCAAGCAGCCCCGGTACCCGTTGTGTCTATACCTGAAATTACAACACCAGCTACGGACCCAGTTCCTACTGAGGCACCGGCAGCTATACCAAATTCTCCAGGTTTTACCGGTATTTCATCACCGACATTTGGTGATGTACTACCCCAAGAAATTGGAATTGGTACTATAGGAGCAGGCCCAGTAGCAAGATTTAGTACCAAAGGGTTGTTAAATAATACAAGATCAGACGCAGCTAAGGCAGTAGAAGTAAACCAAGCTACTCAAGTAGATTGGAGGGTTCGACTACATTTAGCTCCAGAGGCAAATGCAAAATACTTGTATAATGTGGCTACAGCAGGAGATATATTATTTCCATTAAAACAAACAAAAGGTGTCATATTTCCATATACACCAGGCATTAATGTGCAATATATAGGTGGCTACACACCATCAGAGATAGTTCATAGTAACTATAAAATACTTCAATATAAAGGTAGTAGTGTAGATCAAGTAACAATAACTTGCGAATTTACTGCACAAGATAATAGTGAAGCTAACTATTTACTAGCAGTAATTCATTTCTTTAAATCCGTTACAAAAATGTTTTATGGTAACGATCAAAATCCTAACCCAGGTGTACCTCCTCCGTTATGCTACCTAACTGGATTAGGACAATTTCAGTTTAATAATCATGCATTGGTTGTATCTGGATTTACATATGATTTACCAACTGACGTTGATTATATAAGGTCTAGCGCTCCAACCACTATTTCAGGGACACCAGTAAATGCTTACAACCAAGGTGTCGGCGCAGCGGATACTGCAACAAACCGAACAGCAGTAAATGGCGTACCTATAGGAGGAAAACCGGCGGCGCCTATGTTTAACCAACAGTCAACTTATCTATCAAATTCAAATGTTACTTATGTTCCAACAAAAATGAAAATGACTATAACTTGCTTACCTGTAGTTAGTCGCAATGAAGTTAGTAAAAACTTTAGTCTTAGAGACTATGCTACAGGTAAATTACTTAGAAGAGGTTTTTGGTAATGCAAAATTTTGTATACCCTGCATCAAGTCCCTATAACATTACAGATACAGTCAATAATAACTTTTTAGATGTAATGATTAATCGTCCTATACCAAAAAATGGATCAGATATATATTGGATCATAACTCAAACTTATAACTTAAGACCTGATTTATTGGCATATGATACTTATGGAGATCCAAGATTATGGTGGGTATTTAGTCAGCGTAATCCAAATACCCTTAAAGATCCAATGTTTGATTTTGTTACTGGTGTTGGCATTTACTTGCCCACATCTGACACACTAATTCAGGTATTAGGAGTATAATATGGCTACACAAAATCAAGCTAATGACGATAATCAAAGTCCAGCTGAAACGGCCAGATTAAATCGTTCTATCCCATCTACATCTAGTAACTCTACTACATCTAAAAATGCTGATTTACCTGGCAGAAGATTAATAAATCCGTTGTCAGAGTTTACAAGCTATACTTATCAACTTACTCTTTATATGGTAACACCTGATGCGTATCAATTATTTATAGAATCAGGTAGGAAAAATATAAATGCATTACAAAATCCAGGGGGGGTGGACCCAAATACTTTGGGAGAAATAGGCATCAATACAGATCAAATCACCAACACTGGCGGCGCCTTTATTGTCGCACAAAGTGGTGGAGTTAATCCTACTAATAGTCTGCGTGCACCTGGGATGAATTTGGATTATTATATAGATGATCTCAGTATTAAACACAGTATTACTGGAAAAGCCACTGGGTCGGCAATTAATGTGACATCAATAAAATTTTCAATAATAGAACAATATGGATTTTCTTTTAATACCCAATTATTGAAGGCATTTCAAACGATAAAAAAAAATAGTAAAATTAAAAATTATCAAGACTCTGAAAATCAATATCGGTCAAACTTTATTTTAGGAATTAGATTTCAAGGATACACTCCGGATGGTACCCCTGCAACACCTGATAAATTTTTATCATCAGATACATTTAATCCATCTGAGTCAGCTAGTGGTGTATTTGAAAGATTTTTTGATATAACACTAACAGCAGTTAAATTTAAAATTGATGGGTCTACTAATAAGTACTCTATTGAAGCTGCCACAACAGCGCCTCAACAGGCATTTGGTCAAAAATACGGAGTTGTAGATGATAAGGTATCAATAACAGCATCCACTGTGGAAGAAGCATTAACTTCTTTAAAGAATTCTTTAAATAACAATCAACAGGGACGAGAGGTAAATATTCAATATGAAATAGCGTACTTAGGAGATGCAGGTCCTATTAAAAAAGCTAGTATGATAAATCCCGGTGACACAGATAAAGCAAAGCTACCTGGCAGCACTGCAAAAACTTCTGCTAACGTAAATGAAGCAACTGCAAGTACTGCAATAGTAAATACTACACAAAGACTTATTGAAATAAGTAACGGTACATCGGTAGCTCAGGCAATAGAACAAATAATTAAACAGAGTAGCTATTTGCGTGATGCAGTAACCATGGTGTATACTACTCAAGAAACTCCAAGTCCTAAAACTGCCTCTCCTCAGATAATAGAAAATAAAAATCCTAGGAATATTCAATGGTATAATCTAGGAGCAAAAGTGGAAACATTGGCATGGGACAAAAAAGTAGGGGATTGTTCTTATAAAATAACATATGTTATCCAACCATATAAAACTCCATCAACCTATACACCATATGGAAAATCAAGTCCATATATGGGGCCGCATAAAAGGTATAATTATTGGTTTACTGGTAAGAACAGTGAAATTCTAGAATACTCCCAAGCACTAGATAATTTATATTTTAATATAGTGCAAACTCCCAGCAGTGATCCTAACTCACCTAATTACATACCAGGCGTCGATGTGCCTTCAATACCCGATAAACTAAACAATTATGATCGAACTGGTGGAAGAAACATTAGTCAGGAAGTAGAAAATCAATATCTTACCAGTTTATATGCTCCGGGCGATTGGACTGAGGCAACAATTAAAATTTTAGGAGATCCTGATTATTTAATGAATGAATCCCCCGGATCATTAAATGAAGTATATCGAGAGTATTACGGTAATGATGGGTTTACAATTAATCCTAATTCCGGCCAAGTTTTTATAGAAATTAGTTTTAATGAAGCGACAGACTACGATAATACTAAGGGGTTATTAAATATTAATGAAAAAATATTGTTTTGGCCTCAACCAAATAATTCTCCACAAAACCCTAAAATTAATGGAATAGCTTATATAATAAAAGAAGTTGAAAGTATATTTTCAGGCGGCAGCTTTACTCAAAGATTGTGGCTAAACCACAGCACAGTTCCATATACTCAAACCGAGAAAACTGAAAGTAATAGTGAGAGAGAAAATAATAACACACCTGCAGGAAACAATCGAACACCCTCTTCCCAAGGCGGAACATCAACTACTACTCCAACGGCAGGTTTAGTAACCGCTCAAGGATCTGGATATTCAGTTGCGGCACCAGTAAATATTGGAGTTTTTAAAACACCCACACTTAGTCCAAGTGGATTAAATTCGGTATACGGATCAACAGCCGTTGGTAGTTCTTTATCTCCTACTGGAACCTTTCTTGATGGTCGCCAACGAAATTTAGTTAATGATGATGCCGCGCTTAGTGTAGGTGCAGGAACTACACAAGCAGGAAAAGTAGATGTAACTACAATGTCAGTTAATCAAAGATTAACTCAATTTTCTCAACAAGTATCTGATTTTTTTAAATTTGGGACATCTCCCCCAGCACGTCCAGAAGGTTCTGTTCCTGGAGGAGTCATTCGGAGAAATCCACTTAAGGATCAACCGATGTAATTAAAATACTATTTTAGGAGATGCCCTTAGGGGTAATAAGTAAATATGGCAAATAATTTTATTAGAACAAAAGGACCTGCTCCCGGAACGCAGTCCGGCGCCGGCGGCGCCGTCACTAGATCAACCCCGACATATGGAGTTGTAAAAGATAATATCGATACTATAAGATCAGGTAGGTTGCGCGTTTATATAGCTGATATGGGCGGAAAGAATCCAGAAAATGAACGCTCTTGGATAACAGTAAATTATATGTCTCCCTTCTTTGGATTCACTAGTGGTAGTCCCCCTAATACTGGTTGGGGAGGATATGTAGAAAACTCAGCATCTTATGGTATGTGGACTAGTCCACCGGATATAGGCACTACGGTTATATGTATTTTTATTAATGGTGATTTGAACTATGGTTATTGGATTGGGTGTGTAACGGAACCTGAAAAACTATATATGGTGCCTGCCGGCGGGACTGGTGGTGCTGTGGATATTGTTGCAAATCCAGGAGAAACAGGTTATGGCGGCGCTACTAGATTGCCGGTAACTAATATTAATACCAATAATGCCAAAATAAATGACTCCCCGGTATTTTTTGATCAACCAAAGCCGGTTCATAGTTACGCCGCAACAGTATTATCACAACAGGGATTACTACGAGATCCAATTAGAGGAGTAATAGGATCAACTGCACAAAGAGAAACACCCTCACGAGTTGGTTTTGGGGTAAGTACTCCGGGTAGACCAATATACGCGGGTGGATACACAGATGAAACTCTAGTCAATGCAGATAGTGCTGCTAAAACACAAATAATTTCTCGCAGATCGGGTCATAGTATCATTATGGATGACGGAGATATATCTGGTAGAGATCAATTAATACGATTAAGAACTGCACTAGGGCATCAAATTTTAATGAGTGATGATGGACAAACTCTATTCATTATACACTCAAATGGACAAAGTTATATTGAGTTAGGAAAAGAAGGTACAATAGATATGTACTCGACTAACTCGGTTAATATTAGAACTCAGGGTGATTTAAATCTACATGCAGATAATAATATCAATATTAATGCAGCTAAAGATTTAACTATGAAAGCTAAAACTATCAAACTAGAGTCCGAAGAAAGCACTACGCACAGAGTTGGTACAGATTATAGTATGCAAGTAATGGGGCAGTATACAGTAAAAGTAAATGGACAACTAAGTTTTGCAGCAGATGCTGATGCATCTTTTGCTAGTAGCGGTGCAGCATATATTAAAGGAAGTAAAGTAAATCTTAATACTGGGCAAACTTCTGCTACCCCAAAAGAAGTTAAACCTATCCCTGTGATAACTCATACTGATACACTGCTTGATGACACTATGGGTTGGTTAGCTGCGCCTGGAAAACTAACTAGTATAGTAAGTCGCGCCCCTGCGCACTCTCCCTGGGCTAATGCTAATCAAGGAGTAGATGTTAAAATAGATATCAGTGCTTCGGCTTCACTGCCCACTGCACCTTCTGCTACTGTTGCTAGTACTAACGCATCAGTTCCCGCACAACCAACTAACCCAACATCACCCGCACTATCCTCTACAGCACCACCTGTGCCCCCAGTTAGTAAGGCAATCGATACGGGTACAGCAACAGCAATGGTAAGCCAAGTTGCAGCATCAGCAGCTAATGGTACAGCAAAAGGTGCTGTAGCTGCAGGTCAAGGGGTAGTAGATACTCCTCAAGGCAAAGTCGCTGCTGTAGGTCCATTTGCACAAAACCCAACACAATTTGAATTTGGTAAGATACTTAAACCAGGCGCCGCCGCGCTAGTTAATTCATTGATACAAAGTGGTAAAACACTAGAACAAGCTATGACTCCAAACTTATTTACAGGGAAAGTTGGAGCTGATTCGCTAGGAGCATATGCAAATAATTTAACTGCTCAAATAAGCACACAGGTAGAAGGATTTAAAATAGCACAAAGTAATCTAATTAACAGTGGATTACTGACAGGAAAAGAAGCAGGAACGCAAATGGCTGGTGTGGTAATGTCGGCAGCAACTGTTGGTATACCTCAAACTATAGGGTTCATACAAAATGCAGCAACGCAAACTCTAGCCGGAGCCCAAGCCGCTTTAAAAACCGCCGCAGCACCTATTAATAATGTATTAGGAGATGTAGCTCAGAATATATCAGCTGGTAAATTTGCTGCGGCTTTGAATAACGGAGTTACTGGAGGACTAAGCTCATTGAAAACGTCATTGGCAGGAATGGCTGATGGTATAACAGGCAAATTAGACGCACTTAGAGGAGCAGCCGCCGAGGCATTTGGAGCAATATCAAGTGCATTGCCTAAACTTGAAGCTGGGATACCGCAAAACCTAAAAAAGATTGCAGCAGATGCAACTGCAAAAGCAAATCAAGTGGGTACTGGGGTATCGGATACAATATCAAATTTACAAGAAGGTATAAAAAATGCCAGTGGGATAGCAACAGGCACGGCTAGTTCAGCCTACAACCCATTATCTCAACTTCAAACTGCAGGTAATACATTCTTAAATAGTGTGCAAGCTCAACTATCTCCTGCTATTACTACACTACAGGGCATAGGGGCAAATCTTAGTAAATTTGCAAATAATATTACTTCGACTAATACCACTGCGTCAGCGTCAGCTGGCGGTATATCCTTGCTACCTGGTGGCCAACAAGTTACAGCAATCGTAACTAATCTTAAAGATAGTGTAAGTGCATTACCTGGAGTGCAAAATATTACCGAATTGATTAATGCTAAAACTAGTCAGGTAACAGGTGCAATAAATATTGCATCTGCTGCTGCAACTCAAGGCATAAATCTTGTTAATCGAGGCATTGGTGCTGTAAATAGTCTAGAATCTATTAGTAAAGACTTAGCAGCAGGTAAAGGATTAACTAATAGTTTAGCTCAGGCTGGCTTACCTGCAGCCCCGCTAGCACAACTTAATACATTGATGAGTACGTTTAGTTCAGGGGCTGGTGCGTCAGTTAAAATGGCAACTGTAGCTATTAATACGATGCCACAAACCCGCTCGCTTCTAAATAAACAAGCTAAAGAGGGATTAGACCCAAGGGCAGGTCCACCAAATTTTGATATACAACTTACCGGTGAAGAATCAGCAGAAATTAAAAATAAATTTGCTACATTAGCCGCTAACACACCAGAAACAACTTCACAACCACCTAACCTAACCACTGCTGAGATATCTATCCGAAAATCCGCTCAACTAAGAAATCAAATTGAGGAAACAGTAACTAAGATAGCTGCGTTAGAATCAGAAAGAGCTAAACTTGATGATGAATTTAGTAATGCCGGGGTTTTTGGTAGAGGATTTTTATATAGCAGCTATACTCAAAAATCAAATATTATAGCAGATCAACTAATTGCTCTACAAAAAAAGAGGTATGAATTGAATTATGAGTTAAACAACTTAGCATAAATATAATCATGGCTACATACATTGGATTCTCAACTATTAACGCTAATCAGCCCCGTTCTACCGATCTTAATGCAGGGGTAGACGGGGGCACGGGTGGAACAGTAAAATCAATTAACATTGGTAAAAAGTACCGATTACTTGATCAACCTCTAGTAATACAAGACTTTATTAATGCGCTTAATATAACTCAAGGACAAAAAGTAGGAAATCCTGCATATGGTACTACTCTTTGGTCATTTATATTTGAGCCAAATACAACTGATACACAATTTCAACTTCAAAATGAAATTCAGCGAGTAGCTGCGCTAGATCCTAGACTAATTGTAAATTCAGTAAACGCTTATACTCAGGAAAATGGTATACTGATAGAAGTTGAGCTAGCTATCGCACCCTTCAATAATCCGCAAATGTTATCAGTGTTCTTTGATAACGCTACAAATACCGCATCATTACAATAAAAGTAGTGCTTTTAGGTATGATAAATACATAAAAGAGAACACGACTATGGCAACCTCATCACGACAATCGGCACTTTTTGGCGTCAACGATTGGAAAGCAATATATCAAACCTTTCGTC